GCCCTGTGAGGTCGGCTTTCAGTTGTCGGTCGGCAGGTATCGACGCCGTTTGCAGCCACTCGCGCATCGAACCCCAGAGTTCGGCGCGTTTGTTGGCGTACATCGCCGGGGTCTTCGACTTCCAACTAAAATTCACGCCCCGAACGACCTTATACCGCTGCTCTTTTAGGCGGTCAAGGATGCCGTACCCGAGGCCACCTTCGTCTAAAACCACGAGCGCGGGTTGGAATTCCTCAATAGCGTCAATGACGCGACCAACCGTTGCCATCGTGTCTTCACCTTGGTAACGACGGATTGCCACCAGGTCGCGGCCTTGTCGAACCACGATGACCGTGGAGTCGGCACCGGATCGGGCCGGATCGACGCCGATAACGCGTGGCGCAAGCTCGTCCTTGTAACGCCCTCGGGTAGCGGCTTCATCCACCAAGGATGGCGAAATGAACTGATCGTCTCCGTCGGAGGGGAACTGTCCGTAGACTTCGATTTTGGCTTGCGAGGACTCCGCGCCATATTCGGCGATGATTTGCTCGTAGACGGCTTTGTCCGTGTCTTCGACTTCGCGGGCGTCGATGTTCTGCGTGGCCCAGAAGTTTCTTTTCGCATGGAATGCCTCAAAGAAGTAGCCTTCGTTACGTCGCGGGTTACTGAACGCGCACCAGAATCGGTTCGGCGTGTTTTCGGTAAAAAAGCCCGCCGTGACCGACCAGATGGCATCCGGTATACCAGAGGCTTCATCGAATATCACCATCACGCCGTCGTGATTGTGTACGCCAGCGTAGGAGTCGGGGTTTTCTTCCGACCAGAGCCGACCTTCGACCGCCCAGTAACGGGTGCCTTTTTTAAGGTCGCGCTCAACAAGTTCAGCGAGCCATTTAGCGGGCATCACGCGGGTGGCCGATAACTCAAACCAATGCGAATTGATTAGGAGCGCCGCCCACTTGGTGATTTCGGCCCAAGTGACTGAGCGCAACTGCGCTTCCGAATTGGCCGAAACGATGGTCGTGGAACCAATCCTAGTTGATAACATCCACAAAATTAGCCAAGAAACCAAAGCAGATTTACCAATACCGCGACCCGAAGCCGTCGCCATCCGCAGGACATCGTAGGCCGAAGCGGTCTTGTTCTTGGCGATATGGGCGGCAATATGCCGCAGCACCTTACGTTGCCACACCCTCGGGCCTTTGAAATGCTCTAGGGGCGTCCCTGCTTTACCCCACGGGAAAACGAGCAGTACCCAGGCTTCCGGGTCGTCCTTGATCTGGGGTGCCCAGACCTTGGACATGAGTAGTTGCTCGTCTTCGGGGCTATAGATCGGCAGTTGCATTACTTTTTACGCCACGCCTTTCTGAAAGCAGCGCCAGCTTCTGTTCTAACTGAACTTGTGGATTCTGCCGGAGGAATAGAAGCGTTCAATTCTGCGGCAAGATCATACATTGCAGTGCCCAATCCTTTTCTCTGCGCTTCTTTGTTAATAAAAATGTTCGGCGTAAACTTGTCTTCTTGTAAATACGGTCCTTTGATAGCGAAATCCATTTCGCCCAAAAACTTGCCTTTTTCGTCAAAAGCAATCAAACGGCCTTCCGCGTTGTCTTGGTCGCCAAAACGCACTAAATGCGCCTTAGTGCCGTCTTTTAAGGTTACTACTCTTGAATTACCTTGAAACAATGCTTGACGAGCCGGAGCTAACACATCGCTTTCAAAAAGTTCGCTTCCTTGGCCTATGCTGGTGCTGCCAAACACTGGTTCTGGAACTTTACGTGACGCGTCAATACGCATTTTAGGCGCACGCCCTTTCACACTCGGCGTTACATTTTCGCCGATCAGTTCGCCAAGACCAAGCGAGCCGGACATGGCTTTCTGGCGAGCAGCACGGAGCATATCCAAGACAATACGAGGGTCGGTGCCTAACTGACGAGCAGCCTCTATGAGCGCCTGCGCGGTCGCTACGGGCTGCGTCAGCAACTGCTCAAGGCTTTCCATGCCTGTAACCGCGCCACGACCTAAACCGATAGAAAGGTTCTCAAGTTCACGGCGAGGCACAAAGCGTGGGGCAGGCTCTGGCAAGCGCATCCCAGGCTCTAGCGGTATGGGCACGCTATAGGCCAGAGAGTTTTGCAAAGGAGGGGCAAGTCTATTCTGCGGGGGCATAGGTCGTCTCCGGCGTATACGCCAACGATGCCTTCTCTGGTGCCTCTAATGCAACCCTCTCGCCCGACAGTACTCTGCCCTCGATGACGCGAGACTCCGCTTCTTGCAGTGCGGCGGTAATGCTGATGCGTTGCTGTACGTCGATCTGCACTTGTTGCTTCGCCACCCAGCCGTGCACATGCGTAAGAATCGCCAGCGCAGCTTTAGCGTCCCCACTACGCGCCGCGTCACGTAACTGCCCTGCGGCTTCCGCTTCGCCATCTGCGCGCCCCTTCTCTTCGGCCATTTGGGCCATTGGGTCAAGCTGCGTGAGTCGCCGGTACTCCACGGGCAGGAGCCCCGCAGCCAACGCCATCGAGTCGCCCCGCAGCCCTAGCCGGGCGGCGTCATAGATGGCTTGCAACGTTTTTTCAGTGGCTTTGATCTCGCGTGGCGAGAACGATAAGGACTGAAAGCTCATGGCTTGGAGCATAGCGCTATTTGCAAAAAATTAAAAATTTCTTGCGGCCCCTACCGTAACTGTAACCGGGGGTCGTCTGGCCCTGTACCCCCACCCCCCCCCACCCCCTCGCCATCAGCCGCGAGCGCGCAGCCGCGAGCGCGCAGCCCCCAGCCCCCGGCCTCGAGCACGCCGTCGGCGATCGCCAGCGCTCGAGCGTTTGGGTCATTTGGGTCACGCGGCGTCATGACCCAAATGACCCAAAGCCCAGCGGCTGGGCGCTCGGGGCTGGGGGCTTTGGGTCATTTGGGTCATTTTGGCCCCCGAAAAAAATCGGCGCGGCGCCTTTGTAACATTCGGCGCGCTCGAGCCCCATGGTTATATATACAGTATATATCTCACTCTTATTATTTAATAACCCATGACCCAAATGACCCAAACAAGCCCCAAGCCCCGCGTTTTCAAGCTCGCGGCGTTGTGTCATCCAGCCCCAAACTCTCGACCCAATCGCGACCCAAATGACCCAAAGAGCAAACAGCCGCAGGATGGACAGAAAAACAAATAATGTTTGACAGCATCGAGCCGCCATCTAAGATGAGCGGGCCGGCAAAAACAACAGCGCGCGCCGGCCGCGCAGATAGGAGCCAACGATCATGACTAAGAACGAACAACGCCAGTTCACCATCGCCCGCAAGCTCGTCGCCGTCGAGATGCCCGACGCCGCCGTGCGCATCATCTCGATCGTCCACCGCAGCGCCCGCCGCCGCGCGACGCAAGCTGCAGCGCTCGCGCTGATCGGCGAGCTCGATCTCGCCAGCCGCGTCACTATGTTCAACGGCTGCCTGGCGCACGTCGACGACGTGCCGGCGGTGCGCTCATGAGCGCCCGCCGCGTGCTCGACGCCATCATCATCACGAGCGTCGGCGTACTTTGCGCCGCCTTCGTGCTCGACGATCTCAGCCTGGGGCTTGGCGCCGCGATCGTTGGCGCCGCAGCCGTGATTCTCGACGACGTTACCCGCAACTAACCTGGAGCATCCAACCATGTATACCTTGACTGTATCTCTCTCGACCCTGCGCGCTGCGCGCACTCATTCGGCCGATAAAGATATCCGCAGCTATCTCTGCGGCGTCTATCTCGACACGGCGCACGGCTTTGTCGTCGCGACCGACGGGCACCGCATGATGACAGCCGTCGAGCCTGGCGTGCGCAAGCCGTTTGCCATGCCTGTCATCATTCCAAATGACATGCTCGACGCCGCGTTGAAACAGTTCGCGGGCGAGCACGCCAGGGGCAAGCCGCTCGGCGCCGTCGACGTGTCCATCACTGTCGACGGGGCAGCGCTCGCGATCATGACGCCGATCGGCCAGGTTCACGGTCGGGCGCTTGACGGCGTGTTCCCAGAATGGCGCCGCGTGGTGCCGAAAGCCGACAGCCTCAAGCCCATCACGCCGACGGTATGCAACTGGCAATATATCGCCGACGCGTGCGACGCGTGTGCGATCGCCCGCAACGTGCCGAAAAACAACGCCGGCCAGCACTCGGTCGCGGTGCACTACCAGGGCGACTCGCCGGCGATCGTCACCGACGGCTCGGGCGACATGCTCGTGATCGTCATGCCCATGCGCCACAGCATCCCAGCGGAAGCCGCCGCAGCCGCCTGCGGCCGGGCGCATGTCGACACCACGCCGGCGCCCACAGCCGCCGAGCCCGCAGCCGACGCCGCGTGAACTACGCTCCACTCGGGCGCCGCCTGCGGGCGCCCATTTTTTTAATACACTAAAGGACACTCAACCATGGAACTGCAAAGCATTGGCCCCAGCCCCTACGTTCAGCCGCAAGCCCAGCGCGACGAGCTGCGCGAGACAATTCTCGAACTAATTCACCGTTGGATCCGCCAGAAGCCGGGGCTCGACCCACGCAACTACATACGTGACTGGCGTGACGCCGAGGGGCGCTCGGCGTACCGGAGTGATGCGCGCTCGATTACGACCCAGCTACACCATGCGCGCGCCATGCTGCGGTATATCGAGCTGCGGCCGTCGATCTCGGGCGCGGACCTGGCCGCCGCGCTCACTGTCGGCGGGCGACTGAGCTATACGCCAGGGCGCGGTCTCGACTATACGACCGGCCAGTACTGGCCGATGGAATTTCGCGCAGCCGCGTGCCGGGTGATGGCGTCGGTGCTTTGGGATAGGTTCCGCGCTGATATTGGCGAGCACGCGACCGGCGACGCCATCCACCGCGCTGCGCGGCGTGAGCTGGGCGCGACGATCGCGCGTCGGTGGTTCCGATGAAATACGTCATCGAATTCGGCGTGCGCGGCGGCGCCCACACCGACAACCTTATCGTACCGACACGCAAGCTCGCCGAGCGCCTGGCGCGCAACCTTGTCATGGTATTCAAAAACGACCCGCACGCCGACGGCGCGCGGGCCCAGGACTGGCGACTAACGCCTGAGTGCGAGCGGATTACGTGGCAGAGTGCGACGCACTTTGTCTCCGCGTCAAAGCTCGACGGCGTGATGCGCGGGCCCGCGTCGGCGGCGCTTTGGCGCAAGCCGACAGCCGACAGCCAGGGGGTGCAACCATGAGCGCCCCGCGGTGCCGTACATGCGACGGATCCGGGTACGCCTGCGCAGCGATTGACGACGACGGGCGCGCCGTCGACTGCCCTCGGTGCTCGGGCTCGGGGGTGGATCCGCTAGTCGATTTGCTGCGCTCACTGCTACTCAGCCCCGAGCAAATAGCTGAACGCCAGGGGCGCTCACCATGAGCGCCCTGCGGCGCTGGGCTGCGGGCTGGCGCGCCGACGTGTGGCGCCACTGGGCGCACGTACCGGCGCCGAACTGGGCGTGCAGCCGGCGCAAGCATCCCCTTTCAGTCTACTGGTGACGCATGCCATATCTAACCGATGATGAACAGCACGAACTCTGGGAGCCCGATGACGAGCCCTGCGGGCCCGCCGCGCGCGCATGGGAACCGCCCGAGATACGCGCCGCGCGCTATGAAAAAGCGCTGCGGGGCATTCTGGCGTGCGCCAGCCCCGAGCCTACAGTGTGGTTACTGCAGTCGGTCGCGGCCTCGGCGCTCGGATACGACGCGCTCGCCGACGACCTACTGCGGCGCGTTATGGCGCGGAGTAATGCGCCCGAGGGGGCGCCATGACCTGGGCGCTCATTTGTACTTGTATCGCCATACTGTTATCGATCATTTTTGACGATCGCGAGTGACGGGGCCTGCGGCGTCTCGACCATGCGCCGCAGGTCCGACTTACTGAGCGTGAGCATACCGGGCGCGCAAAATAGGTGCTTTTTCGACGGATAGTCGCCGCTCGCGATCCGCCCCAAGTCAATCCAGCCGGCCTCGCGGAGCGCGTGCAAGAGCGCCGACTGGGGCACCTTGACGCCAGGGGGCATGCTACCGGCGACGCGATCGCATACGGCGTGGAACGGCGAGCCGACGACGCCGCGTGCGAACTCGCCCGCACGAGCGCGCATCATCTCGACGAGGTACGACTCGGCCGTGCTCATACCGGCGTCAATCATGATGGCCTTAGCCTCCGTCATGGGAGGCACGGCGCCAGGGTTGAACTTGGACACGTCGTAAGAGGAAAGCCAACAGGCAATTGACTCGAAGCCGCCCGACTTGTACCAGCTCCAAAGCCGCTCGGCGTCAGCCTCGGGCAAGCGCTCGACCTCGGACCAGACAACCATCCAGCGCCGATCGTCGGAAGGCAAACTGATCGCGGCGCGCTCATTTGAGAACGCCAGGACAAACACTCGGTTTAGCGCGTTGTACGGGTGCAAGCCCTTACGGTTGACGGGCAAAAGCTCGGGCGGGGCGGCGATAATCGGTTTTAGTTGGTTCTCGAGCGCCCGGCGATCCTTGGCCTCGGCCTGGCGCAGCTCGTTGATAACCATAATCTCAGCTTCGAGCGCGTAGCCCCACTGACTTGCGAGTTCCTCGTTGCGCACCAGCGCCACGTTCACGTTCATAGGACCGCCAACAGCCCAAAGGAAAGGCGCCCAGAGTGTGTCCTTGCCACTGCCAGGGCGGCCGGCGTGCAGGACGGCGTGATTAATTTTGCGGTTCGGGTGCTGGACCTTGTACGCCATGACGTTGAGCACATGCGCACGCTCGGCGGGGTCCGGCAGCATGCGCTCGGCGTGGGCGAGCCAGGCGGACACGTCGCCGCCACCGCTCACGGCGGGGCGGGCGTTGCGCCAGCGGTTGCCGTACACGAGCCCGCTACGGGCGACCAGAATGTCCTCGCCTGCGGCGTAGGTCACGCCGATCAGCGAGTGCGCGCCCTTTTCCTGGCGGTGCTCGTCATAGCACACGGATGCCTCGACCACACGCCCCGAGCGGATGGAACGGCACTGGATATGCCGGTAGAGCGCATTGAACGTGCCGCGAGAGATTTCGCGACGCTCAAGCATGTCGAAATACGCGTCATCATCCTGCAGATAGGCAAAGCGCTCGAACCATTCGCTTTTCGTCAATCGGCCGAGCTCACGCCGGCGGACTTCCTCGATTACGACTTGCGCCGCGTCGGGGAACGCCTCGGTAGGCGTGATCTTGGACAGCGCCGACTCCATGGTCAGCGCCAGCAGGTCATCGCGCAGGCCATAGCCCGCCTTCGGGCCGCCCTCGTCCTCGACCCAGCGCAGAAAGCGCTCGCTGCTCCAATCGCCGCAGTGCTCGTGGAAACAATCATAGGCGCGGTGGACGGAGTGATACCGGCCCTCGGGGTTATGGTCCGAGTGCTCGGCGTGGTTCGGGCACACGACGCCCGCCCAGCCCTCGCCGTTCGGCGCGGCGAGCACCAGCCCGCGCTCGGTGAGCCAAGCGAGCACTGGGTCGTTGCCGTCATCCTGCAGCGCGATATGCGCATGCGTCGCCGTGTCGGCGGCCGCGGGCGTGACACCGAATTGCTGGCAGAGAGACTCCAACAGGTAAGTGCGCTCGGAGTGGAACTCGGTGAGCGTCGCGGCGAAGTTATCGCGCCCGGCCTTCAAGTTAATCGAGCCTGGAATGCGGAAGTTCCGCACGGCGTTAATCGCCCCTCGGTCGGTGTATCCGGCGTCCGCTATCGCCACAATCGCGGCCGTAAACTCGCCTTTTTTCGGCTGCTGGTCGTAGTCGAAGACGTAACCCCACTGGAAATTGCCGGGGCTGGTTTCAATCTTCCACGTCGGCTCCACGGGCGGCGTCTTCGACTTGGTGCCAATGTCATCGAGCACCATGAATGCGACGTGCTCGGCGTAACCGGCGCCTGCCGAGAGCTTGCCGTCCTTGAATCGGTCCACGATATACACGGCCGTGTTGGCGTACCACGCGGCCTGCCGGGCCTCGTTGTACCGCTCGGGCAGGCAGGGCACCCAAGAGTATTTCGGCGTGCCGTCGCCGTGCAGGGCAGGCTTGCCCTCGTAAATCCGGGGCTTCTGCCGGACGATTAAAATTGTCTCGCCTTCGGGGGCGGCCTGTGATAGAAAGTCGACGAAGGTTTGCATAGACCTTTAGCTCCTTGAGAGATCATCTAGCCCTTGACCCCGGCCTAACCCGCCGGGGTTTTTTATTTGCCATAGCGTTGCATGAACTTGGGTTCCGCTTTTAGCGGGAAGCCAGTAGCCCATTCGGGCGCGGTGCACATCAACGATTCCAACATTTCAGCCACCCTTTCCGCTTCGGCCTCGCGGCACTCCACAACAATTTCGTCGTGCACATGCAGGACAACGTTCAACCCTTGCGCCTGCAACTCACGCAACGCATGTCGCAATAAATCATTGGCCGTGGCCTGCGTGATATTTTCACACGCGAGCCCGCGCCAGAGGCGCGCTCGTGGCCACTCGGTCGCATCTTGCGCCGGTTTCCACGCGGCTTTCAAGTACGATATGCCGTCCTCTTCAAGCCGTGCAAACGGATACGCCAACACGCGACCACTCGGCAGCATGTACCATAAATGCGACTTGTCGTAGAGATACGTCACCCGACCTGCAGAGAACTCGCGACCGGGGTTGCGCATGGCGCGCATATATGCGCCCTCGAGCGACTGCCAGTAGCGCACGGCCCATTGGTTCGCACGGCGCCAGGCATCGACAATGCGCTGCGCGTCGGACTCCTGCATCAAGATGCCGTAGTTGCGGCCCATGGCCGCGAACGCACCGACGCCGCCTGCGAAGCCGAGCGAGAGGATGGCGACCTTGCCGATCTGGCGCTGCTCGTCGGTCACGTCCTGCGGCGTGCAGCGGTAAATCCCTGCGGCTTCACGCTTGTAAATATCTTCGCCCGCACGAAACACGTCGAGCACTTGGTCGGCCTGCGGATCGCTTGCGAGCCAGGGCGTCGCGCGCGCTTCTATCGCTGACCAGTCGGCCACGACGAAAATGTGACCTCGGGCGGGAATGAGAGCTGGTCGCAGCATTCCTCGAAGCACATCTGTAACCCGTTTGCCGTAGGTTGGAACGATACTGTGACCTCGCACCATTGAATGGCGGGCGGCGTCGGCGTCTCTAAGAGTGCGACGCGTGAAATTGTGGACTTGGGCTCCGTAGCTAGAAGCGCGCCCCGTGGCAGCTCCACCAGCAAATACAAACGCTCCTCTGACACGATCGTCCTCCCCAGCTAGTTGGGCCAGCCGTTGGAATTTAGCGACCGATGAGGCCCACAAGTCATCGGCGCATTGGATTACATCCGCCACATGCGGCGGTACTTGCTCTGGGTCACTGATCGCCAGCAAGTTAGCGCGTACAGATTTGTCAATCGACGTTTTCTTCTCGCCGTCTTTGTAAACCGTCATGAGCTTGCGCGCTTCGGGCCCGAGCCGTTCGGCGACCCACTCACGCATGCGCGGGCTGCGCACGGAAGTCAGCGCGCCCTCGGTGATCTCGACGACAAGCGTTTCAATATCTTTGAGTTCCTGCTCGGCGTACACGACAGCGGCCTTGCAGAGCGGCACATCGACGCACACGCCGCGATCGTTGATCTGTTCGTTGACGTGGTAATCGGCCAGTTCCGTGTCCGACAGCTCACGCATGGCGGCGCTCGCCGCACGCATGGTGCGCACGTCCTGCTCGCAGTACGCGACCATCTCGGCCATCAGCTCGGGGTCCGTGCGGAACGTGCCGTCGGCCTTAGGGATGGAGAGCTGGCGGATCAGCGCCGCGCCTCGGTGGTCCTTGCGCATGCTGGCGCCGAGCGCCCGGCCGAGATCCTCAAGGCTACCGGGCAGGCAGTTGGCCCGCGCCTGCGTGGCGGTGCAATAGAACTGCGTCAAGTCGAAGGGCATGTCGAGGACATGCCAAAAGATTAGCCGCTCAAAGGCGGCGTTGTGGGCGCGGATTTGGCCCTTGAACTGGGCCACGCGCTCGGGGAACGGATGCGACGGCAGCCACGTCTGCACCTCGTCGTTGTCGAACGCATACGACATGCAGAGCACCTCGGTGCTTGGATCCCGCGCATAGTTGTATACGCCGCCGGTCCTCAAGCCGTAGCAACTGCGCGTCTCGAAATCAAGCCACAGGATCATGACTGTCGTGCCTCGTCGATCAGTTCACACAATTCTTGTATCCAATACTGCACAAAACGATGCTGCCGCGCTGTGCGCTCGTGCAGCTCTCGGCGGCGATAGTGGTAGCCGCATACGCGGCCTGGCGTAGTTTCCACGCCGCATATTGGGCATCGGTATCGGGGCAAGATCGGGGGCTTACTCACGGCGGCGAGTGGGTGGGGGAACGCCACCGCTTTCAGCCCCCTCTCCTTTAGCCTACGCGCCGACGGCGGCCCGCCGGTGCGGCTGCGGCGGGGGCTTCGTCAGCAGGCGCTTCGCTCGCAACGGCGTCGCCCTCCATCGACACCCAGCGCACGACCTCGAACACCGGCGTGTAGATACGCCCGTAGCTCTTATGCTGGTAGTGCTCCTTGCCCAAACGCACGACGGGCACGGGCTTCGCAGGATCCTTTTCGACCTGCTCGGCAATCGCGACCGCGAGCGCTTGAACGCTGCGCTTACCGCCGACACTCGTCGTGGTGTAGCGCACATCGAGCCCCGTGTCTTCGCCGGTGATGCACTTGAGCCCAAGGCCCACCTGCTTCTCCCAGCCCTTACGCGCCTGCGGCGGGGCGGGCTGCGGTTCGGGCAGCGGCTGCGCGACCGACACCATGCTCTCGCCGAGCACTTCGCCGTCGCCCCAGGCAATGTAGCCGTGCACGAACGAGAACGGGTTGACCGCCCACTCGCTGCTTTCCTCGACTTCCGTTTGATCCGCGCCGTAGACCCAGTGGCCGGTCTTATCCATCTTGAGGATGGCAGAACCGACCGGGCCTACATCGTTCTCAATGCTGCGCAGCGCGGTCGAGAGGGTGGACACTGCCGGCAAGCCGGCTTGACTGAACTTTACGATACCAGACATTTTACGATCTCCTTCACACAAGTTTAGAAAGGGCCGCAGTCAACTGCTGCCCGATTTGTACAACGGCCGGCCGTGGGTCATCCACGGGCGCGATCGTTGTCCCCGAAGACACAGAGTTGCAAATGCCTTCCGGCAACGGCTTCTTCTGTTTCTTCAAGACCTTTTCGATGGCGGCAGGGCTCGCCATCGACTTATCAATGATTTCATCGTCCGACAGGCCAAGCTCACGCAGCACGCGCTGCGCGTCGGCCTCGTCGATCCATTTGCGCACGCCGCGCTTGGCGACGAGTTTATACCCTGGCACGCTGCCGCCTTTCTCAAGCGCCGTGAACGCGAGCGCACGCAAGTCCTTGATCCAATCCTCTAGCAGATCAGCCTTAACCAGCATCTGCCCAAGCTGCGCGGCGTCGAGCTCTTTGACTTGCTTCGCGAGCGCCCGATCGGCCGCGCCCGTCATCTCGGGGCAAATCGGCTTGGCCGCGCACCAGCGGCAGTGATCGCCGACGTGCAACGGCGCGTTGACCTTATCGGCCTGCTTCAAAGCAAACGCCAGCTCGCGCTCGAACTGGCGCACGCGATCGAAGCTCGTCACCCAGCGCTTGACCGAGGGGGGCTGCACGATGATGCACTCGATTTCTTTGGCGCCGTCGAACACCCACGCCAAGCCCGACGTGCGCATGGCGGCCGCCGTGTAGAAGAGCAACTGCGGGTTATCGTCTACTTCGACCGCAACGCCGTCCCCAAATTTCCAATCCAATACAACGGCGCGATCACCAAGACGGCCAATAAGATCACAACTACCAAACACGCCCGGAAGAAAGTCTCCGAAGCTGACATTCTGTTCGACGGCATACTCCAGCGCCTCGTTAGGGTCGATGTCGTTGAGCGCCTGCAGCGCAGGCACAATCTTGTCTTCAAACAGCTCTTCATCCAGCGTCTGGTTGTTGTGCTGCATGCCGAGGATGGTGCTGGCGTCATTGTTAGACCCCAGCAGAATGGCCATGGCGTGATGCAGCAACGTGCCGCGATCGGCGTCAGATGTTGAGGGGCGCGGTGGCACCTGCTGGCAGAGCTTGACGCTGCCGGGGCATTTGATGACGCGCTTGGCGGTCGAGCCGCCGACGATAGTGCTATGACTCACAGTGAACTCTCCTTTACGACGTTTGCGCTAGTCTGCCCCCGCGTTTTTACGTTGTCAAGCGTTCATTGTTCAATTATCATTTGGCAATGAAAGAAAAGGACGTTGAAGCCTATCTAGTGTGGGCGGTCGAGATGCAGGGCGGCGTGACGTACAAGTTCCGCTCGCCTTCCAATCGCGGCGTGGCCGATCGGATCGTGTGTCTGCCGGACGGGCAGACGTGGTTCGTGGAGCTCAAGACACAGCGCGGGCGTTTGGCGCCGCTGCAAAAAGTGTTTGCCTACGAGATGGAAACGCTCAAACAGAACTATGTCGTGCTATGGAGCACGGAGCAAATCGATGCTTTCATTGCGCGCATATCAAGAAAAGGCGGCTGATTTCCTGTTTGAGCGCGACCGCGCGATGGTGCTGGCGCCGATGGGCGCGGGCAAGACAGCGCTGACGCTGGTGGCTATGCAGGACGCGCTCGCCCAAGGCGTGGTGCGTCGTTGGCTGGTGCTGGCGCCGAAGCGCGTCTGCGAAAAGGTATGGCCCGTTGAGCAGCCCAAATGGACGCCTGCGCTGACGCTGGCCGTGGCGCTGGGCTCACCGGCCGAGCGCTTGGCGGCGCTGCGATCGCCCGCGCAAGTGATCGTGACCAACTACGACAACTTGCAGTGGCTGGCCGAGCAGACGCTCGACTTTGACGGCGTGGTGTTCGATGAGCTGACGCGGCTTAAAAACCCAAGCGGCAAACGGTTCAAAGCCTTTGAGAAGATCGTGGGCCCGATGAAGCTGCGCTGGGGGCTGACGGGTTCGTTCACGTCGAACGGGCTCGAAGACGTGTTCGGGCAGTGCAAGATCGTCGACCAAGGTTTGCTCGGCCGTAGCAAGGGCGCCTTTCTGCAGCAGTATTTTGTGTGCATCAACCGCGAGTACGGCGAGTGGGCGCCGCGCAAAGGCGCGCTGGAGCAGGTCATGGCGCGCATCAAGCCCGCAACCTTTCTGCTAGAGCCAGGCCAGTACGCCGACACGCTGCCGCCGTTGCATGTCGTCGAGGTGCGCTGCGATATGTCCGACCGTGAGCCATACGAGAAGATGAAGCGCGACTTTCTGTACGACTTTCCCGACGCACGGGCTATAGCTATGAGCGCAGGCGCCGTGACGAGCAAGCTGCAGCAGATGGCGGCGGGCTTTGTGTACATATCTAATCGCCAAGCAGACCCTACACGTCCTGGTAAGTTTACGGCGACACAAGCGCCGGTGTGGTTTTCAGACCACAAGTTCGAGCTGTTGGATGAAGTGTTAGACGGAAACCAGCGTGCCAACACGATCGTGGCGTACACGTTTGTTGAAGAGCTGGCCGAGTTGCGTCGGCGCTACCCGCACGCCGTGACGATTGACGACCCGCAGGCCATCGAGCGCTGGAATGCGGGCAAAGTAGAGCTGTTGCTGATACACCCTAAGTCCGCAGGCCACGGCTTGAACCTACAGCACGGCGGCTGCCGGATGGTGTTTCTGTCGCTGCCGTGGTCGCTCGAAGAGTACGAGCAGACTATTGGCCGACTGCACCGCAGCGGGCAGGCGCACGACGTATGGGTCTACCTGTTGCTTACAAACAACACGATTGACGAGCGCATTTGGGCCGCGTTGCACGATAAACGCGCTCTATCGGATATTGCACTAGAGGAACTGAAATCATGAATTGGCACGAAATCAACGAAGCGTTGCGCAGCATGGGCGAAGAGGAAGTCAAAACGTTACTGCAGCACGAGAAACACCGCGAACGACCGCGCCCGACGTATTTGATCCGTTTGCACCAGCGCTACTGCGCGCTGCGGGATGCACGCGAGCGGCGGGAACTGCTGACCGGGCTTTAGCTTAAAAACAAAGCCCGTTCATCATTGCGTCGTTTGACTAATCCCGGCAACACGCGACCCGCCGCCTTGGTCCATTTCATAAATTCTTCGGCGGCGTCTTCTAAATCACCGCGATTGATCTTCATGCGAAGACTGGACCGCTGCAAATTGCCTAGCCCAACATTGAAAGCAAAGCTGACCAGTGCGTCGAATTGGCCTTGATTACTAACGCTACTAGGGCAAAGTCGGGCAACGCCGCGCTCAAATTTCGCAAGGTCTTGAGCAAGGAGAGCATCCACCTCTCCCATCGAGAGGACGCGATCCCAACCCGACGGTATCGGTAAACTTTTACGGTCCTCATATTTCACCCCAATATGAGATGGGTCTATGACATGGCCGACGCCGACGGTCCACAGCAACGCAGGGCACCGATAAGGGCGCAGTCTCACGCCCTCATGGTGCTTAATCATGCGGATGGCCGCTTCGGATACCTTCACTTTTTGCCAAAAGCCTGCGTACCAAACCAAAAGGCAATGATGCTGCTCAGAATGAGCATCTCGTCTTCAGAGAATACGTTTTCCAACGCAATCGCAAACGGTACGCCTTGGTTCCACGCGTACCACATACCAGCGATGTTGATGATGACTAGCTCTAGCACAAAGATGTACGTCACCACCGGGCGCACCGAGGCACGCAGGTTAATCATCCATTGGCTTGCGCCTTTGCCGATCTCTACGTCGTGGCTGTAAAGCGCCTGCCGTTCTTCAGCAGCGGTTTGCGTCTGGATTTGCTCCAGTTTGATTTCCTCAACCCGCGCCTGTGCGATAAAGCCGCGTTCAGCGAGCGCTAGTTCCCGCTCCTTCTGTGCGGCAACCAACGCCAGTTCGTGCTTCTTGTCCTGCCGGTCTTGGAAGATTTGCAAAATCTTGGGCAGGCCGCCGGCCAAGAACGATAGGAAGGTGCTAACCATCGTCATCATTTGGAAGCCCTCACAACATCATCGCCTTTGGTCACGGTTACGTGGTCGCCTTCTACGTCCACGCGCATCGGCTGCTCCTTGCGATCCAGCCGGTCAAGTTTGCTAATGAGTTCCTTAATCACCGCGAACTCTGGCTTCTCTTCCTTCTCAACCGTTCCAGCGATGCCGTTCAGCATGGAGATAAGTGCAGTCAGCGAGGCGCCGAGCAAGCCCATGACGGCCGCGATCTTGTCGTTGTCCAGAAACAGGCTAGAGACGACGCCGATCACCACGATAGCCGTAATGTACTTGAGGCCGTCCTTGCCGATGGCCTTGCCTGCTACGGTCTTCGCAGAGGCTTTCGCCTCGAGGCGATTGAGTTCAGCCTGGACCTGTGCCTTGAAGAGTTCGATGTCTACTGGCTCGCTCATTTGTCTACCTTAGTGTCGAGCTTGTCGAATATCTTGCCGAGCATATCTTTAATCTCGTTGATGTCCTGCCGGTAATCAGCACGGCTGACATACGTGAGGGGCATCTGGCGAACATCTTTAT